AGTCTTAAAGCCAATTTTTGGTTGGAATGTATCCTGACCAACGGCTCTAACCATTTGTAGAGGCACGTAAGGACAATAGAATAGTCCTGCGTCGTATGCGCTACTACCTTTATATCCTGCAACATAGAAGTGATTGTCACTTACGTTTGCTGAATATGGGTCAACATAAACCTTGATTCTTCCGTTAAGAGTACCAGCAAGTGTGCTGCTATTGTCATCAGGAAGTAGGTTGCTGTTGCCTGCAAGAGCAGGAGTGTAATCAAGCACACCAGCCATTGATAGAGCACTAGCCACGTCTGCAGAGCAGATGAGGATGTTACCCTTTCCACGACGAGTTTCATGCCCGATAGCATTCATATCTCTCTCAATCTGGAATAGAAGTCCCTTGAATTTCTCAACTGACCATCTACCATTTGAGTCAACGTCTAGGTCGAATGTACCAGCAGTTGCTGTGTTATTCTGTGCACCTGGGCGAGCGATTTTGTAGACTGTTCTAACAACTTCACGGTTGATTTCAGCAAGCACTTCTGTTGAAAGGATGTTTGCTAATTCAGACTCAGCGTCTAGTCCGTGAACTGCTTTCAAGTCTTGAGCAAGCTCTAAACTGTACTCTGCCTTTAGTGCTCTTGATTTAGCAGTAACTGTTACTTTCTCGATTGAGAAACCCATTTCGTTGAAATGGTTTGTGCTACCGTCACCAAGTGCTTCAGACTGAGCAGTTGTCATACCCTGTCCACCGATTGTGTAGTTTCCTGCACCGTCAGCGAGTAGACCTGGGTTAGAACCTGTCATATCGTTTGAAGCGAGACCATCACTGCTATTCTCTGAAGAATGCTCAGTGTCAACTTCGTTGAAGAATGTTTCAACTGCACTGTTGTTGATGTCTCTGTTTGTGCCTTTTGTGGAGCGCATTGCAAAGATAAGTCCTGTAGGACCTGTCATTGGTTGCACACCGCAAATGTCGTAAGCAATAAGCTTAGGCATACTACGACGAATTAAGCTGATTAATACTGGGTCGAAACCTGCAACTGGACCTGTAGCTGTGCTACCACCAGAGAAACCAGTACCACCAAGAGAGTTGGTAGGTGCTGCTTCAGTTACTAATCCTCTTTCTTCTTTCAAGAATCTCTCTTGATTCTCAAGGAGGACTGAGGTCACCGATTTTCTATACTTGTCGGAAATCGCTTCGATTTCGTTATGGTCTAGAATAGGAGCCCACTTCTCCTGTAGATGTTCTGCGTTAAACATTTGGATTTAGTGGATTTGTTTACTTGCCCCAACGACTGATTGCCTGCACGTATGCTGACATTGAATCAGTTGCGGGTGTTTCTGCTACTTCCTTAGACTCAGTCACTGTCTCAGCAGCTCCTTTTGCCTCAGGTTTTGTAGAGAAATAAGACTCACGTAAAGTAGAAACTTTCTCACGGAAAGATTCTTCATTCTCAAACTCAACAGCTTCCGCTAGAGAAATAAGTTTCTCTTTCTGAGAGAGACTTAAGCCCTCTGCGATTTCTGTCACAATCCCATTCTTGATATAGTTGCCGACTTGCTTAGACAATCCGACGTTTTCTTCAATCGACTCGTTGAGTTTTTCTTCCATACTATTGAGTTGTCCTTGTAATTCATCAACAAGGTCAACTTTCTCGTCAGGAATTTCAATGAAATTCTCAACGAAAACTTGTTTGATTCCATCCAATACGGATGTTGCCATCTCTTGCTTAATTCCTGCTTCAACAGCGAGATTGTTTTTCTCCATCCACTGTGTTACAGAGTAAGTAAGATACTCATCGACCTTTTCTGCAAGGTCTTTCTTGACTGAATCAATTTCTTCTTCGAGGACTTTAGCGTATTCCTCGTGCATACGGTCTAGCTCTTCGTTTAAACGAGAGACTACAGCAGCTTCAAAGATTGTTTTTGCTTTATCTTTGAATTCCTCACTGAGGTTTTCACCTTCGGTAAGTGCAGCAACGTCAGCAGAAAGGTCAACTTCAATGACTGCTCTTTCTTCTGATTCGTCTTCAGCAATAACCTCACCTTCTGGCTCGTGTCCTGCTTTTACATCACCCTTATCACTAAATGTTGCTGTCGCAGATGATGCGTCAGATGGTTTAGTTGTAGGTGCAGCAGCATTACCACCCGCAACAGTTTTCATTTTGTTGCTGTCGTCGTCTGGTTTGCTGTTGAATGGAGTAGGACCGCCTAGGTCTTGGATGCCCGCAAGACTACTACCGTCAGCACCCAGCTTGGGCATCGGTTCGCCTGGCTTGGCATTTGCGGTTACACTCGATTCATCTAGAGTTGTGTTCTCTGTTGACATTGTAGTCTCCGAAATCTAAAATTGTAAGCTATTTGCTATATTTATTTATACTTAGAAAGATTTTAGTAGCTGTTGAAACGCGGAAAGCTTAATTTCTTCCATCTGATTTCGCGCAGCATTGTTAATTCTTCCTTTGATTTGGTCTATTGTTTGCTCGTGTATAGCACCACCCGCATAGACCCACTCTCTACCTTCCATAATTCCATTCACAAAAGCGTCTGGAGCTGAAGGGTCTGCCACAATATCAGCAGCAGTAGCGAGCATGAAGTCGTCAGCAACGATTTTTAAACCGTTTTCTTCCTTAATTGACCCCAATCCTCTTGAGGATACACCAAGTTTTACTCCTTCATCTAAAAGACTCTTAGCAATATTACCCATAGGTGTGTCTAAGATTCTCGCTTTTCCTACAAAATTATTACCTTCTTGTTTAAGAGAAGTAATCAAATGTGAAACGCGGTCAAGATTGATAGTAGGACCATCAGGATGACCTAACTCACCAAGTGAGCGTCCCTTTTTAATGTAAGACTCATTGTATTTATCCACTTCTCTTTGAAGAGTTTGGACAGGATACATACGTCCGTTACGATTTTTGATTGCTCCTTGTAGAAATACACCTTCGATAAAGTGTGACTTCTTGCCACCCTTACCTTCTGTGATAACTACTTTACAAGATTCAATCTCTTCCCGAATCAGTTTCATCTGGGGTTTCCTCTGGTGTTTGTGCAACAGGTGCTTCAGCATCTTCTGGTTGCTCTGTGTTTTCAGGACCTTCATCCTGAGGAGCAAACATAACTTTACCGATTTCCTGTTTTTTGTCGTCCACAGCTTTAACAGCAGCAGCGTTCATACCAGTTGCAACGTAATCCGATAGGTCTTTTTGACCCGCGAATAGCGCATTAACTATATCTTGAGCGGCTTGTGTTGGCATAATGTTATAGTATCGTAATAATTATTTATATATCTCCCTTTTTGTAGTCCGCAGGCTTGATTCCTTGCTCCGCAGGGTCGGGAGGCTCAGGTTGCAAACTCATTGCCATCTGCTCATGCTCCATAGCAGGCATTGCCAATGGGTCAATAGACTTACCTTCCTTAATTTCTGCTTCCATCTGCTTATCCATTTCTTGAAATAGTGCTTCTGGTTGCTTCAATACTTGCTTGCGTAAGTATTCTAAGGAGAAGTAACGACCTACAAATGGGTCCATCTGCTGCAGTAATGCCATACGTGCATTCTGTATTTCTTGCTCTTTTAATTCAGAGAAGTAATTATCAGCGATGAAATCATACTGTATATGCTCCTTCATCTCATCCCATTCTTCAAGAGTAAAGATACCCTTTAAAACGACTTGAGTTCTTAGGAGGTCATTGAATAAATCAGAGAATCTTTTGCGCAATCTGACTACAAATTTCTGGAATTTTACTTCGTCTCTTGTAATCTCAGCACTTCTTCCAACATTAAATGCGGAATCAGATTCTAAGCGTGACTCGGGTACGTTGAGTGAGCGGTAGAGTTTTTTCTGGAAGTACTTGACATCCTCAAGTTCTCCAAGATTTTGTCCACCTGGGAGAGTAGAGATTTCCGTGCCTCTTCCCCCTTCTCTTCGTGGTAACCAGAAGTCTTCGAGCATTGACATGAATTTTTTGTCATCCCTAATCTCTCCTGTGTCAGCGTTGTATACTAATTTATTTCTATAGCGAGCCATAACCTCACGGAGGTATTGCTCTGCCTTTTGTTTAGGTAAATTACCTACATCAATGTAGAAAATCCTACGCTCAGGTGCGCGGGACAATCTATATATCACCAAACTATCCTCAATCATACGTAGTTGATTAAGAGCTTTGATAGCTTTGTGTAGATGTGACAACACATAGTTGCGTTGCATGTCCATTTGTCCTGAGTGACAGAAACAAATAGCATCTGTAGCAATCTTTATACCTTGATTTTCATATCCACGTAAACCCTTTGGACTGTATATAAAATACTCAACTGCCTTAGGTATAAGCGCATTTACCTGTGGGTCTACAGGTGATATACGGTCTTTTGGTTTATCGTATTCGATTACTTTTTTAATCTTACGAGGGTCAATATACCTTAACTCAGTAATACCTTTCTTAGGATCGTCTGGGTCTATCATCTTATGATAAAAAAGACGACCATCGATATACCATCTACGGAAAATATCGTATGCTCGTCTGTCAAAATCTAGTAAAGATAATATGTTTTCAAACTCCTCACGAAGTCTATTCTTTACGCTTTGTGAAACTGGTAGGTTAGATAATTCAATATCTACAGGGTGGTCATCTAAATCACCCGCGATTGCTTCGTTGGTGATGTCACTGATAGCAGCATCCGCTTCTGGGTGAAGAGACATTTCACGGTATCTACCGATTAATTCTACTTCATTAGATTTGTTTGCGGAGTCACCTAGGTCAACGTACTGCCCAAAATAACCACCCGCTACTATGGGTTGCGCTGCATCATCACTATCTTTATGCACAAAAGAAGGACCCTTCTGGGATTCCTTCTTTTTGCGCTCAAGTGAATAACCAAATAATTGCGTCATTCCTTTTTTCCGCTACTATTATATTTTTATTTATTATACCACAGATTAGGTAATTACACCACCCAATAGGTCAATGGGTTTTTCGTGTCCCATATTCTCTTCATTTGCGTAAGTCCAGTATTGTACTTGGAATTCAACGGTATACTCCTCAGGAGTATCGTTACTATCCCATGCTAAGTCAATAGCAGATACGTTACTAGGCCATATCTGAGCAAACTTGTAAGACCTTACAGGATTACCTTGACGGTCAAACTGTCTGACAAGAGCGTCAGCGCAGTAACCACCTGGGTTTGATGTATTCTGTAGGTTTTGCTGTAGTGCTTGGATGTTTGTTGACCATGCTTCAAACTTAGAGCGAAGTGCAAATCCTGCATCATTAAGGACTGTAACTGTCCATGGCTCGAATGTGCGGTCTCCTGCAATTTTTAAAACACGTCCCCTGTAAGGGACATCAATTACACCGACTGTTGAGGCAGGAATGTTTGCTGCCTTTGCAAGCACAGTTGTGAGACCAGCTGTGACTGCATTTGATTGTCCTGTGTTACCTTTATTTCCCGCTAATGCTTGCTCAACATCTGCGACTGAGCCAGGCTCACCACCGATGAATGGGTTTTTAGTTGCAATCTCAGGGAAACCCATTTCAATGTGAAACAGGT